GCCGCGGCCGCGCCAGACACGACCGCGCCGGTGATGAGTGGTGCGATCAGCATCACCAACATCACCACGAGCGGCGCCACGCTGTCCTTCCAGGCGGCGACAGACGACGTCGGGGTGGCGGGCTACGAGTACAGCATCAACGGCGGCACGAGCTATGTGAATGCCGGGCTGTCGCGGTCGCTCACTGTATCGGCGTTGACCGCGTCGACAACGTACCCGGTGCGCGCGCGGGCCTACGACGAAGCCGGCAACCGCTCGGCGCCGCTGTCGGCCAGCTTCACCACCCTGGCCAACGAGCCGCCGGTGGAGATCGTCATCGACGCCAGCAAGATCCCGGCCAGCCGCAAGGTCGTGTTCCCGGGCGGTACGCGCGTCGTTCCGTTCGGCACCAAGCCAAGCGCCGTGGTGCCGGACGCACCGTATTACCGGGATGGCAAGTGGTGGAGCGACAAGGTGCCCGAGGATGAGCGCTACTACGTCGCCGACTTCCGCATCGATATTGATGAGGCCGGCTCTCCCGCGGTGAAGGCCGAGGCGATTCCAAGCGGCGTGAAAGTGCTCGAGCAGGCAGTCGTCCAGGGGGCGCTGATCCCGGTGAAGCTGGGCGGCTTTGACGAGCTGCGCGGCGCGCTGAACTTCTGCACGTTCCGGGTGACCTTGGCGAACGGCGAGCAGATCGACCGCACGCTGTGGTTCAGCAAGGTCGACTTGCAGTGGGTGCTGGAAAAGGACCCGGAGGACAAACGCTACTACGTGGCCGACGTCAGTAGGGATCTGATCGACAGCAACTCCACCGTCTCGACCGTGACGGCAGCCGCCGTCGGCGTGGCCGAGCTGGTCAAGCCGCAGATGCAGGGGCGGCTCGCGGTGGTCAAGCTGGGCGGCATGGACACATCGGCCGATCCGCTGAACTACTGCAAGCTGCGCTTCGACTGTGCGAACGGCGAACGCTTCTTCCGGACCATTCACTTCAAGAGGGTGGACAACTGATGATCGACGCATCGCAAATGCCGCGTGTGCCGAGCGAAGTGCTGCAGCAAGAGCAGCAGGCCGCCGGCTATGCGCGGGCGCCGGCGGTCCCGGGAGGTTCTTCCGGTCCGCTGCGCCCGGAGGCAACACAGAGGACTGCACGATGAGCTGGAAACTGATCAACCCACCAACTGCGCTGGCTGTTTCGATGGATGAAGCGCGTGCCGCTGCTCGGGTGGACGTCGAGGATGACGGCACCACAGCACTTGATGGCGAAATCCGGCGCGCCATCCGGACCTACACCACTGAGGCGGAGGGCGAGACCAACCGCGCAGTCATGCAGCAGACCTGGCGTCTGACCCTTGATGCCTTCCCCGCAAAGTTCACACTGCGCCGGCCGCCGCTGCTGCAGGTCGACCATATAAAGTTCTTCGACGCCGCCGGCGAGCAGCAGACTCTGGACCCGCAGGACTACCAGGTCGATGGCGAGGGCGAACCGGGCGAGATCGTGCTGGCTCCTGGGCGCGCGTGGCCATCAACGGCCCGCCGGATCAACGCCGTCGAGGTGCAGATCACGTGCGGCTATGGGGACGACCCAGCGCTGGTCCCGGACGCGATCTCCGGCTTCATCCTGGCACGCCTGGGTGAGCATTTTCAGAACGGCGGCCAGCCGAAGAGCGAACACGTGAAGCGGCTGCTGTGGCCGGAAGTGGTGTACGGATGCTAAATCACCGAATCGAACTGCTGAAGCGCGCCGCCGGCCGCGATGGTGCTGGCCAGCGCACCAAAGGCTGGGAGGTCGCGCGATCGCTGTGGGCGGACGTGCTGTTCCAGACCGGCGCCGAAGTGATGCGCGCGGACGCCGACGTGTCGATCGTGAAGTGCTCGATCAAGATCCGAGCCCGCCGCGACGTCGACGCGTCGATGGGCGCGCGTTATCTGGGTGTCGACTACGACATCAAGGCAGTGCTGCCGCACTCGAAGGATCGCGACTACATGTTCCTGGTCTGTGAGAGCGCCAAATGATCGACTTCGATCCAGCTGGACTCATCGAGGCCGTGCAGGAGACCGCCGAGCAGGTCATCGACTCGGTTGGCGAGTCGACGCTGCGCGCGGTGGCTTACGCCGGCGCCGATCTCTTCCGCGACCAGGTGAAACAGAACGCGCTGGCGAACAAGAAGACCGGCATCCTGTTCGACAACATCATCGTGAAACGGCTGGAAGAGGAGTCGGACGGGGGCAAGAGGCAGGTCTATCTGGTGACAGTGCGTAGCGGCCCGCGCGGCGGGGATTCCGCCTATTACTGGCGTTGGGTGGAGAACGGTCACATCTTCGTTCCGCCGAACAGGAACATCAGCCCCAAGACTGGCCGCACGGTCGGCTGGAAGGCCCACCGGCAAGCAGCGCGCGATGCACAAGCTGAGCGCGATGCGGTGGCGCGCGCCGCGAGCCTGGAGTTCGGCAGCAAGCGGGCGCGCCCGTTCCCGTTCATGCGGCCGGCCTATGAATCCAAGAAGCAGGAGGCGGTCAACCTGATGACGCAGACGCTAGCCGAGCAACTGGCAAGGAATTCGCGATGACACCACATGAACAAATTTTCGCGGCCATCGGCGAGCTGGCCGAGGGCCGCGTGTTCGCGGGGATCGCGGACGAAGGCACGCCGACACCATATGTCACGTTTTACATCGTTGGCGGCTCTCTGCTCGACTTCATCAGCGCAGATCGTCCGGCGAAGCGCTTCGTCCGTGTCCAAATAAATGTGTGGGCCGGCAGCTCGATCGAAGCGTTTCAAGTAGCGGGCCAGGTGGAGGATGCACTGCACGCTGCTGTGCACCTGCAGACTGAAACGCTGGACGCCGCACGAGACGATTACGACGAAGTCACCAAAGACTACGGCGCCGTTCAGGAATTCATGCTGTTCTGCTGACCCAACAACCCTTTTTTTCCAAGCCGCCCCGAGCGATCCGGGCGGCTTCTTTTTTGCCCGACAGGGCGTGCAACGGCCCGGACTCCGGGATTTCTCACTTTCGAAAGGCCCTCACCATGGCTGTATCCGTCCCAAATAACAGCACCTTCTCGGTCGCTGACACCTACGGCTCGTCGATCGCCGTATCCGCCGCCAGCAATGCGCTGGAGTGCGTGCTGACCACCGCCGCCAACACCTTCGCCGTTGGCGACATCGTCGAGTTCGCCAGCAGCTGGGTGAAGGCGAACCTGCGCCTGTTCCGCGTGAAAGCGGCCACGTCGACCAGCGTCACTCTGGAAGGCTTCAACACCAGCTCGACCAAAGCGTTCCCGACCGGCAACGGTGCCGGTTCGCTGCGCAAAATCACGAACTGGACCGTCATGCCGTTCATGAAGGAATTCACCGTGTCCGGCGGCGACCCGAAGTACAACACCGAAGAATTCCTGGACGTCGAAGACGAGATCCAGATGTTCAACGGCTTCTCGGCCTCCTCGATCGCGATGAGCATCGCCGACGACCCATCGCTGCCGCACAACGCAGTGCTGCAGGCTGCAACCGATGCCCAAGCGGTGACCGCGGTCCGCGTGGTACTGCCGTCGGGCGCGCCGCTGTTCTACAACGGCGTGATGGGTTACAACCCGAGTCCGTCGCTGGTCAAGGGCCAGGGCATGGTCGTTAAGTGCGGCGTCGCCCTGCGCAGCCGCGTCAACCGCTACGCCGCGTAACAGTTTTGCCAGCTGGCGCCGAACGGTCGGTGCCAGCCTTCTCGCCGCGGGGTCGCACCTCGCGGTTTTTTTATTCGCGCACCACTCTGAAAGACAAAAATCATGGCAACCAATAAAGCGACCAAAATCGTCCTGGGCAAGCGTCCGGAGAGCTTCAAGAAAACCGTGCAGGCCACCATGCTGGACGGCTCGACCGGCTGCATGGAAGTCGAATACAAGTACCGCAGCCGCACCGAGCTGGCGACGCTGATCGACGAGCTGCAGTCCAAGATGAAGGACGAGGCGAACGTCGAGATCGAGCGCTTCAAGGCTGCGGTCGAGAAGGCCAAGCAAACCGGCGAGGCCATCCCGGAATTCACCACTACCCAGACCGAGATCGTGAAGCGTCAGACCGCCGTGTCGGTCGAGTACCTGCTGAAGATCGTCAAGGGCTGGAACCTGGACGTCGACCTGGACAAGGAAGCTGTCACCGAGCTGGTCGACACGCTGCCGGGCGTGGCCGAGGCGATCAAGGACGACTACCGCGCCGCCATCAACGAAGGCCGCCTGGGAAACTGACCGACATCGCCGAAGCCATGTATCGGCCAGCGCTGACGAAAAAGCAGCTGGCCGAATTGGAAACCGCCGGCTTAACGCTGGAGGATCTCGGCGATGATGCAGTCGAGGTGTGGCCGGAGAACTGGCCGGCATACGCGCTGTTCGCGTACATGCGCACGCAGTGGCGAGTTGGCATGGCCGGCGCCACCGGCCTCGATTATGGCCCGCTGCACCGCAAGATGGATCGCATGGACCTGGCGCCGGCCGAGTACGACGACCTGGAGGCGGACATCCAGACGATGGAGTACGCGGCCATCAGTATCATGAACGACCGCGACGAGTAGCCGCCGGCAGGGCGCCGGCGGTGCTGGTGTACCATTGCATCTCTCATCATTGGAGGTGTCATGCAGCGACTCATCTTTGCGGCAGCGCTGGGCCTGGCCAGCGGATCGGCGTTGGCCTTTGGTATGCCGTGCGACAAGCCCGAATACCTGCAGCTCAAGTCGGCGGACAAGTCGGAGCTGCAGCAGGAGTTTTGCAGCGCGACGCGGAAGCATAGCCTCAATATGAAGCTGCGTGACGGCAACGAAGAGGGCATTAGTCGACTGCGCGCGATCGGCGCAGATGTATCGAAGCACGTGAAGCAAAGCCAAGACGACTTGGATGCAGCACAATCCTGTACGAGGGCCGCAGCCGCGTTTGCCGGTGCACTCGAACGGCGCTTTAAAAGCAAGCCACCTGCGGTGAAGGCATGCCTGTCACCAGGCGGAATATAAGCTGACGGAAGTCGGCGCCGCACAACCAAGCCACCTTCGGGTGGCTTTTTTATTTGGGCCACGCCATGACCGAAATCGTCAACAACGCAACAATCAAGGTCTCGGCGGATTCCTCAGGCGTCGAGGCCGGCCTGCGCCCGGCGGTGGAAGCTGCCAACCGCGCCGGGCAGGCGATTACGCAAACCGGCCAGCGCTCAGCAGCAGCCGCGCGTACCGTCGAGGCGTCGCAGCGCAACATCATCGCTGCGATCCAGCGCGCCACCATGGCCATGGAGGCTGGCGGCCGCACCACGGCAGCGTATTACGAGGCGCAGGCGCGCCAGCGCAACGTGGACCCGGCATCGCTGACGCCATATCTGAACCAGCTGCGCGCCGTCGAGGCGGCCCAGACGCAGGCGACAGAATCGACTCGCGCTCAGGCCGCGGCCGCGCGCGAGCTGGCCCAGGCGCAGGCGAACAAAGAATCATTCTTGGCCGGACTTCGCGAGCAGATCGCGCTCTTCGGCAAGTCGACTGAAGAAGTCCTGCGCTACCGCGCGGCTGAAGCTGGCGCGTCGCAGGAGGCCGCTCAACTGATTCTGCAGTTGCAGCA